ATCAGTTACTAAAACTGCATTTGGATGAGGATCTGTCGTTCCACCGAAATCATATGAACCGTTATTAGTATCTGTCCACTCAGCAAAAGAAGTTTGATCACAATAATCAGTTACATCAACTCCATCAAAGAAAGCATAAAATCTAGTGTTAGGCTTCAATAATTCTGCTTTAAAATAAATTTTACGAGAACGTATGAATGGAATAAAGTTAGTTTCAACAACTCTATTTCCGAGATTCATAGTATTCGTTGAAGAAGTTACAGTTGTTGTAGTACCTCTGCGAGTTTGTTCTGAAGTTGTTGTAGCAGTTGTAGTTGTAGTTGTATTAGAAACATTAGTTGTAGTAGTAGAATCTCCATTATCTGTAGTTGTTACATCATTCTCAGTAACAGATACTGCTTCTTCTTCGGTACCACTCCAGTTAGTTTCCCATTCATTCCAAACAGTTCCAAGTACTCCATTTGCTTCTAGAGAGGATACCATTTGGTCATACATAGAATCATCATTAATTACAACATCAGGTAATACGTCAACTTCTTTCCATTCATCAGTTTCAGGCGATAGTTTTAAGACACCATTCCAAGCAAATACGTTGTATGGGTTAATAAACTCACTACCAGAAGCATAAGGCTGTTTAATATAGCTACTAACCTGATAAGGCAACATAGCTAGAGATCGGCGCTTGGTTACTAAACCAGTATCAGATGGATCTCTAATTAAGTTAACACTTGTCTCAGTAAACTTAGGACGTAAAACACCATTGGCTCTATCCATTGCGCAATTATGATCTGGGTGAGTAGTATTTGCTACGTTATGACCATAAAATCCATCAACTATAAAACCGTTCTTAAATCTTTGATTTCCATTATCGTCAAAGATCTGAGTATCTGATGCTTCTTTTTCAATTAAAGATAGAGATGTGTAATATTCAAGATTCTTAATACGCTTTTCAAGTTTACCGATGTCACGCATTGTATATCGCTTATTATCGATTTGCTTGAGTTTAACTTGTTGAATATCATACACATATCCAGGATTTGTTATGGTGTAAATAACCATTGAATCATCTGGATCTTTAGGTGGCTTAGGACTAATGCTTGAAACACCCTGAGCAATTGCGATTTCACCAAAACGGGAAATATACAATTTATCGATACGAGGCATATAAAACGTCATATCAGTTTGTAATAATGAATTGACTCGAACCATTGATGTAGTACTAAATCCGCCACCAGTAGTTGCAGTAGGTCTAAAGTCAATAGCATCTCGAAGACTAAATGTACCTTTCAATCCAGAGAAATTCGGAATTGCTTCGTATTTTTCAGCTTCACTTACAACCGAATAGTTAGAAGCTTGATAGTATGAATCAACAGCAAAGAAATCGCCAGGTCCATGAGCATAATAATCAAAGTCAACTGTAAGAGCAGTGCCATTAGCAATACTTTCTCCACCAATTAACTTAATAGATCCAATACCATAGATATTATTACGTTGTCCATTATTCAATCTAAATAGACTAGTGTAATCATTTCCACTTCCATCAGTAATAGAATTAATTCGAATAATATCAGCTTTATCTAGAGAATATTCTAAAGTTCCGGTAGAAAATGTTATTGAATGATTAGATACATTAGTTTCAGTCTTAGATCGAAGTTTAACATTAGCACCAGATCGGCGTGCGGTATATACAACAGAAGCACTAGTTCCAGTTAATCCAGTAACTGTAAATGATCCGGTACCAAGACCAGATCCAACAGTAGCTACTTGTAATGTTCCACCGTCTACAGATACCAATACATCAGTTGTATTGGCTAATACACCAGAATCAACGTTAACGGTAGCAGTACTACCAACAATTGAAATACTTGTTGCTCTAAGTCTAACATCGTAAGACAATTCAACATTACTTTGAACATTACCTACTGAATCAACTTGTTTAATTGTCTTTAAAGATGTATATGGAAGCTTAAATAAAAGTGAATTGAGGCCAGCATCGAATCTTTGAGCTGTACCACTTAATAGACCGGTACTAGTTCCTAAATTAGCAGCAAAACCAGATCCACTAACACTCTTAACAGTAGTAAAATTACCAGAAGTAATATTGACATCGAAAATATAAAGACGATAATGATTACCTAGTACGGTATCAGAAACATATTCAATTTCACGTACTCGAGCTGTACCTTGATTAGTACCACTACCGCCAGTACCGCTATATAAATTAATTGTACTAAATGCTGATATATCCGGTGAACCAGTAACTGTATCTGGCTTAAGTCGAATATAGTTACCAACCAAAGCTGCTAAATTTTCTTCTTCTACAGTAAAAGTATCTGAAATAGCACGAGGCTTTGTATATTCTAAATCTTTAATTGTAGTAAGATCAATTCGATAGCCTTTAACATACGCGGTGCTTGGTTCTACACCAACATAAATTTTATCTCTGTCACCACCTTGAGCAGAAGTATATTTACCTTCGCCATCGCCGGTGTCTAAATGCTCTCTTACATCTAATAAGAAAGGTTGTACACAATAATTACCAGATTCTTCATGAGTTCTACGAGCCAATCTTTCGGTCAACGTTGTTTCATTTCTTTGAACAGAGTCAGTTTGATCTACTTTGGCAATACCATTTTTAAATTTAGCTAATAAAATTCTGTTAGAAGTTGTATCAGTTGAAAAATCTGTGTTATAATTGTCCTTAGCTAAAGTACATTTAATGGTATATCTGTTAGCACCAGGAGCTGCAGCATTTGGCGATCCAGTTGCATTATCGTACAAAGAGGAATCTTCAGCGGCAGTAACAATTTCGTCATTGATTGCTAAATATACTGAATACGTTGGAGTAGGACCATATTTATCTAAGATAAGTGATTGTGGTTCAACATAAACATAACAACCAGATATAAAATAAACACTTTCTTCTAAAACTACTTTTGAACCATAGCCTGTCGCATAGCTAATAGTTGATGGAGTTCCTGCTTCATCGATATCAGCACCAGCACCTACTCGCCCGTATCGTGTTACACCAAATGCAGAACCATCGGCATTAGCAATACTCTCAATTATTTCACCAGGAGCAAATCGGCTTATGATATTATTAACACCACCTTTCTTAGTGTATTTTATATAAAGAGTATTAGGTTCGTTTCCGTCAAGAGCAACTACATCAATAACTTCGGCCTCAACCTGATTTCCATTACGAGCAGTTCCACGAATAATAGTTCCAACAAATTCATCAAAGTAATTAGATGTGGTATATGGTACAGAATTATAAGTAAAATTTTCTTCAATCTTAATATAATCTAGACTAAACTCTTCAGTTAATTTACCACCAATAACAGCATCACCGTCTTTAAAAGCATATTGACCAAATCGATCAATCTGCCCTTGAAGCATAGTCTGTAATTGAGTTAATTCACGAGCTTGTACTGAATACCCAGGTCGAAACAAAATTCTTTGAAAGCCTTTTGATTCATCATAATCGTCAAAATACGGTGAAGAAGGATGATTTTTTACATTTGTAATTGACATATGTGTCTACCTTAAAATTCAATTATCAGTTTAATATCTTCAATCTGATTTCCAGTTGCGGGTCTATTAATTGGATTTCTATTTTCTAAGAAAATAACTTGTCCCGATCCTGCCGCATACTCTGGATTTCCTAATGTATCTATAGTTTGAATATTTGTTGAACCAGCATTAACACCAGCAACAATATCTAAAGATTCACCAGCTTGGAAATTTCCATAACCAGTTTTGCTATTTTGGTAATAGTATATAGTACTTGTAGCACTATCATAATCTGCTACATAAGCTAGAGCACCGGTTGTTTGTCCTTGGACAACATTGTCTTCTTGAGGAGCAGTAGAAGGAGAACCAGATAGTACCATAGATTTAGTAGCACGTAATGTATTTGCCGTTGCGATATTAGTAGTACCAAAATCATACGGGTTTCTAACCAGAGTGATTTGTCTAAAATCTTGTCCAATAGCAAAGTCACCATCTTCTGATCCATCTAATCTTGCGTTAACACCGATAAAGAAAGCACCAAGCTCGCGAACTGGATCTACACCATGACCAGAAGCAGGAGCAAGAACAGCTCGAGCTGATGCATCTGATCCACCGCCACCGCTAAATGAGATATCAGCTACGGTATAATTGGTGCCTTTTGTATCAACATCAATACTTGTTACAACACCGCCTGCGACATTAGCAGTAGCAGTAGCACCTGTTCCGTCACCAGTAATTGTAACAGTAGGAGCAGAAGTATATCCTGTTCCGCCATCAGTAACAACAATTCGTTCAATACCTAGATGAGTAGCAGAAGCTGCTGAGTTGATTTGAACCTGCTGTTGGTTATAATCTACATCCTCTTCAGCCAATAGAGGAGAAGTAGCAAGTGTTTTGACAGGCATAAATGAATTTGTCAAGAACTTTTCAGAATCTTCAGCGGTAATGGTGTACATAAATTTCCATACATAACCATCAGCAGTTGTTTCTTGAGGATCAGTTCCAATATGTACTGGCTTTTCACTAACAGCACCACCGCCAGCAACAATACACTTATAAACTTTAAATTCGTCAGTAACAACATAGAATCTTTTATCGTAAATATCAGTATCTGAAGAATCCCATGCAACATATACCTGACCAACTGTCCAATTGTATCTTGGTACTACATGAGAAGCTGAACCACCTTCAATCTTTTTCAATCCTATAAGATTTTGTTGAGACTCAGCGATATCATCATAATGATCGTTTGGCACAAATGGAATAGTATCTGTTAGATCACTAATCGTATTTGACCAAGCATCCGCTTTACCAATTGCTACGTAAAGACTATTACTTACATCAGCGATATCTTCTTTGAAGTTTTCCGCGTTTAAAACTCTAAATTGAGTTGTTACTATGGCTGTCATTGCTTTTTCCTATAAGTTTATAACCGAAGAAATTAATCTAGATTTACAAAAGTGCTTGTGTTATAGTTATTTATAACTGTTTCTCCGGTGTTTTTAATTGATAAATTGCCCCACATTTCAATAGGTTGGTTTTTATAAAACTGAGCTTGTGAATCACGCGCATCAGTTTGTGTTAATGAATAATAGTTATTATTAGGATCTAATGCGCTAGAATTATCAATAAGATTTAATAATAGCATCAATACCATTTCAGTATCTTTAGCACGTTGTTCATTAATAACAGGACTTGCAAGTCTGAGCAACGGCTCTTCAATATAACCAGATCCAACATTTGTTAGCGTAATATCTTCAATCTGAGAAGGCACTAAATACGCTTCAGCAGTAGCTGCTACACTTGGATTGCCTCCAGTGAATGTAACTGTTGGAGTCTTTTTATATCCAGATCCTGGATTATATACTGTGACACCTTCGACTCTACCATTCGCATCGATACGTGCAAACCCTTCAGCAGTTGTGCCACCAACGTCATCGGGAGCACTAAAAGTTACTGTTGGCACAGATTGATATCCGCGACCATAATTGATCATATCTACAGTATCTATACTCGTATTTACTAATGTAAATTCTGCTTCTGCATTTACATTCGTTTGGAGTAATACACCATTCTCGTCTGTTTCGGTAGGAGCTGAGAATATTATTTCAGGTGGTTTTCTATATTCATTATAGTTTTTATTGCCAATAAAGACATTAGCAATTGTTCCAACATCAACATTTCCAGCAACTGATGCAGCGGCTGCAGCATAATTAGATCCACCACTATTAACAGTAACAGTATCAATTCTACCAAATTCATCAATTGTACACGATACAGAGGCATCAACAATTGTTTGTCCTGAAGTTGGTATACCTGTAACAGTAATTGTAGGAGCCGAAGGATAACCCCAACCTGGATCTAAAATTTGTGCCGATGATACTGATCCATTACTTACTATCAATGATATTGAACCTGATTGATGACTACGTGCAAAAATGAATGGTAAATATTCTGCTGCAAATGCTTCAACAAGTAATGGCAAATCTTCGGCACCAAGTAAACCTGGCTGAATTCCGGGCATTGACGATAAGGTAAATCTTCCAAAGCGCGGATAAACATTTACAAATTGATCTATGCCAAATTTATTAACTGTTACTCCCTTATTATTATCTCCAAGTTCAGATCTTAAAAGATTAATTGCAATCAAAATTTCGCCAAAGAAAATAAATCCAGCAGGGTGTACAAGTCGATTATAGATATCTTTCCAAGTGTCTAGGTTTTGACCTGTACGAATCAAATAAGAAAACTTTTGATAAAAATATGAATCATGCAAAAATGTATCGTTATTAGACAAGAATCCTTTCTTATCTAGATATTGTTTAAGGTCATTATCCCAATTACCTGATGAAGGTATGAGCGTTTTTTCATATGGATAATCTACCGTTACTTCGTCATCAAATAATAGTCTAAAAAAGATCTCAATAGAATCTGTTGAACCGCGAATCTTATAATATTGAACTAATGACTTATATAAAGATCTTCTATCAACTTGCAAAGATCGAGGAATAAATGAAGCAATTTCTCTTTGAATTAATTCTAAATAGTTTTCTTCTGCTTTGTCAATATCAAGAGCAGCTTCAATTGTATTCATTGCCCAAGATGGTCCAGGACCAGCCCAAAACTTTGTAATAGTAGTTAACGTAGCTGTTTGAGTATTATACGCTTCTAATCCAGTAACGGTAAATGTCTTACCAATAGAGCTTGTTGAATCGGCCAAAGATCCAGGAAGGTTATTACCATTAGTAATAAAAACATTTAGTGCTGACAATGAAATTTGCGTAATTACACCTGCAGCATCAGTAACTATTAATGTTGAATTAGATCCGTCTTCGTCAGTAAAAAAAGTATCATTTTCATTACGTGGATCTGGTATTCTAAAAACAGCTTTACCATCTAAAACAACATCAGTGTATACTTCTTCATTGGATTGATATATGAATTCTTTTAAATTCATAAACTCATAATACTTTTCTAATAATACTTTTAAATTTTCAGCATTAGTTAAAATATCAGAGGGAATCAATTGATCAACTCTGATATTCTCTTTTGTCTTTCTTCTCGAGGATGCAATAGATTCTATAAATCCAGGAGAAGAAGTATTAGATGGAATAGTAGCCATAATTCTTATCTATGCCTTGAAGATGTTGTATAATTAATTGCACCAGAAGATCCTGCAACAGCAATAGTATCAGATTCACCTATAATATTAACACGTAATGGATCGATTGAAATTAATTGATTACGCTTTGGAGCAATGTCTAAAGAGTTTGGTATAATCGTAATTCTAATCTGATCAGTTGTATCGGGCCTAAAGTTTCTTAATTCAACAATACCAGTGTCTGGATATAGTCTACCACAATCTGCAATTACTACAACTTCTTGACTGTTTACAATTTTATATACGTATATTCTACGATTACGTGTAGTGCTATCGATATAGGCATCTCCAAAGAAATGATCTATACCATTAATCTTAAATGCCGTAGACGATAATATACGTCGCTCAGTTAACGAAGATTGATAAAATTGAGCGCTATAAGTTAACGTAAAATCATTATCTGAATTATTACTCGGTGTAATAATCTTGAACATATATGGTCTAACATTAGAGTTTTGAATTGATGGATCAGCATTATCAATTGCTCTTAAGAGTTGAGAATGCCTAAATACACCGTCAAACTTATTCAAGTTGTTAAAGTCATAATCAGAAATAGTGTCACGTACTACTGATAACAAATCAACTTCAGTTCTATCAGTTAAGTTTGGATTATATTTAAAGAATACATCTAATTCTAAATATGTAAAATTAGGATCTACAATTACCGGAGTAATAGATACAACATTCTTTCCTTTTAATATATCATCGACAATAAAGTTCTTTTCTTCTTGAGTTAAAAACTCAGAAGCAATGGGTTTAATGGATATAAACACTTTACCATAATCTGGTGGCTCAGCATTTTCTCCGCCCCATGCAGAAATAGAAGAAATGTTGGGAAATTGCTTTTGAATAATTGCTCTATAATCGTCCGCAGTCACAGCTCTGTTCTGTGCAGTATATGTTAATGGAGCATTGTATCGAATTGACTCTAATGTTTCTTTTTCAACACCACCTGATGCCGCCAATACAGTTGTTACAGTGATATCGCTAAACCCACCAATATTATCAACCATTTCAAATGATCTTGCGCCATTTGAATCTTCGCCCTGTGTATAAACATAATCAAGAGTTACAATATTATTATCTGATGGTTTTTTACCTAAGATACCATCTCCAAAATATATTTCAAAATAACCATTTGAATTTTCTTGAAGATTATAAATTTGAGATGTAGAATCAATATTAAGTAATGATTCAAATAGTTCGTAAATATCGAAACCTTGAGAATCTGTATTTTGCTGAACACGTACTCGTAAAGTAGAAGTATCTACATCATCATCTGGTATTTGAAACTTTTGATTTTCAATATCATTATCTACTCTAAATTTAATAGTCTTATATGAACCTTCAACTATTTGAACATTAGTAAAATTAAACGTGTTATTAACTTTAGTCGCTGTCTGATTACTAATTACTACGAATTGATATTCTTCACCATCAACATTGGTTGTTAATTTAGTGCCTCGAGGTAGTGTCAATGTAGCAGGAACTGCGCCAATTTCATTTGCTACATTAACTAACAAATTTACTCGAGCTCGAGGTGCTAAGCGAGAACGAGGCGTATAACCAAGCAACTTTGCACGAGTAACAACATTACCTCTAATTTGAGCTGAATCTAAAAATGCTTCATTCAAAGAGTAGTGAGCAGCAATTGCATTATAATGTGTATTATACGCTAATACATCTAACAACACGCTCAAACCAGAACCTTCGAAGTCGTAGTCATTAAACTCGCTTTGAGTTCTTAAATAGTTTTTTAGATTTTTCTTTATCTGATCAAAATCTAATTCAGTTACATTTAAATTAGTAGCCATAGTGATCTTACCTTAGCCTTTGTAATCGTATTTCTACATCTTGTTTAGTGTCATATTCTTTTATATTATAAGTGACAGATATTCTATACGCGTTCTGATCAGCAAGGTCTTCAACTATAACTCTAAAAACCTGTATACGTGGTTCATAAACTTTTAAAACCCTTATAATATTTCTTTGTAACGCATTTTTAGTTATTGTATCTGCTGGTTCAAAAAGAAGACCTCTTAGGTTACCACCAAGTGTGGGTTGAAAAGGTCTTTCAAAAAAATTAGTTATAATAAGATGGCGCACAGAATTCTTAATTGCTTCATCGTCTTTTAAAGAAATAATATCCTTACGAATAGGATGAAGCTTAAGGCTCAAATCTAGATCAGTATATTGTTTTCTACGTGAAACAACTCTAGATCTAGAATTCTCTTCTGGATGTTTATCTGATAGTAATGCCATACTAGTATTTATACTCCCATATTAAGCGTTAGCTTTTTCTTCTAATTTTTTAGATCTACGCTCAGCAGCTTCTTTCATTGCAGTTCTAAAATCACCTGCATTTGGCCCATTAGAAGCTTTATATTCTAGCCATGTTTTTTCAAGTATTCTTCCTTCAGCAAGAAAATCCCATGTGACGTCAGGATTTTGAGATAGCAATGTACCTTGTCCTCTTCTAAATCCTTCTTGATCATAAGCTCTAAATTTCAATTCATCGTATGTAGTACCAGTTGCATCAGCTATTTCAACAAATAATTCTTGACCGGTTAACTCAAGAAAAAGAAAGTTAACCTTTTTAGACCCAGTCAGCTTTTTAGTTTTTTCACCAATTAATTTAATTGCCTTTCTTTTAACAAAATCAAAATATTCTCTATTATATTCGTATTCTAATTTTTCAACGACTGGTGGTGGTTCTTCTACAACAGGCTCTACCTCTGGAACTTTTGGTTCAGCTGGTTGTTCTTTTACTTCACCATCCTTTTCTTCAACATTAGGTATTTTAGCACAAATAGTATCTAAATCAATTGTTGGAGGAAAACTGTTTAAACCTAAATCAGAAATAAGAGCATTTAAATCCGGAACCTTTTCACCAAACTTAGCTTTGATTTCAGCTATCTCAGCAGCAAAATCAATTGGGCTATTAATATTAATTAAATCAGACAACCTTTGTTGTAAACTATCAACGGTAGGTATCT